GGGTCCTGCGCCGCAGCCATGTGCACTGCGATGTGGGCCTCATGGTCCTGATAGAGGAACGCCTTCACCGGCTCCTGCTTCAGGATGGCCACGTTCTCGGCAACCGGGTCTTTCGGCTTCAGCTCACCGGGCAGCTTGATGATTTCCGAGGCGTCTTGGATACCCAGTACCTCCAGCATCTGCCGGTGCAGCAGCCCCATGTCGTACAGCTGCGGGGCTTGCGTCGAGAGCTGGAGAGCCGCCTGATACTGCATGATGCGCTGCGCGGTGGTTGCTGCGTTGGGGTCCGACACCGGGATGATGTCCACGCCCGACCCGAAGTCCTCCGACCGGTCGAAGTCCTCGTCGTCAAAGTAGTCGTACTGGGGCGACATGAAATCACCGATCACCTGAGCGAGCAGCCGGAGCTCCTGTTTCATGGCGGCGTGCAGGCGGTGCTGGATGCCCGACATAACCTTCATGTTGCGCTCGAGGAGCGCCAGTGTGGTCCCGACCGGGGCCTGCGCGCTCATATCGCTGACCTGCAGGTCCGCCATGGAGCTGATCCGGCGGCCTTCCTGCACCACGTTGCCCAGCAGCTGGTACAAGACCACACTTGGCTCTTTGTAGGGCATCGGGAACAGGGACTCGCGGAGCGACCCTCCCACGACATCCACGTCACGCCACTCGCCCGGTCTCAGGGGGCTGTTGTCCCCCTTGATGCGCAAGGACCGCGACTTCAAACCTGCAGGCAGGTTGGACAGAGTGCCGGCGTCGATCAACTGGCGGAGAATGGATGTGGCAGATTTCGTGAGGCCGCCCACAAGGTGCGTGAGACCCGTGCCATAAAACCCCATCCCCGGGAGGTAGGGGTAGTGGGCAAAGTGCAGCCGTTTAGTCATGGCCTCGTCGTCTTCGTACCAGTTGCGGTAGATGGCCAGCACCTTCTTGGAAGTGAGGTCGATAGTGACGACGTAGGGCCGGTCGATCCCTTCGGGGTCGTCAAACGGCGCCGGAAGCGAGATATCGACGTGCATCTCGAGCAGAGTGTGCCGCTCTTCGTCCTCGGTCGGGATATCCACGCCCGTGATCTTGGCGTAGGCCTCCTCGATGTCAGTGGTCTCCCGTGTGGGGCTGTCAAGGTCCTCGTCCAAGTAGAGCCCTGCCACCTGCAGCTTGCGCACCTCGTTGGAGGTGCGTTTCATCACGTGGGTGTATCGCGGGCAGTCCTCCAGCCCGGCGGCGCCGTAGGACACGACGAAGTCCTCGGCCTGCACGAACACTGACCGTGGCCGCTTCATGGATGGGTCGTAGTAGACCTTCTTGAACGCGGAGCCCGCCAGAGGCAGCTTGAACAGCATGCTCTCGGTCTCTTCGCGATATCCCGGCATGCGCTCGGTGATCTGATAGTTCAGCTCCTGCTCGACCCGCTTGGCCTGCTCGACCTTCTCCCGGGTCGACTTACCCATGATCTTGGTCTTGGCAGGGCCCCCGGAAGGCATCATCTCACCCATGGCCTGCGCTTGGAACCGCACGACCGCCTCGGCCAGCATGGGGTGGAACACGCCAGATGCGCCGTCCCACGGCTCCATGCGGTCCTCGATCTTCATCCCGAGCAGCTCTAGGCCTTGGATATACGCCTCTGCCCAGTCCGCGCGACTGCGGCGGTCCATCGTGAACCCGTCGATGAGGTCTGAAGCAAGCCCTGTGAGGTCGCCCTCGTCGACGAACTCCGCAAGGTTGGCGGAGTGCTCCATGCTCTCAGGGGGGACTTCCTTCTCATCGCCGAACTCTACGGTGACGCTGCCGTCCCCCTCTTCGATTGTGGTGGACTCCGGGGCAAGGAGTTCGATCTCCATCTCGGGCAGGTCTTCCTGAGCCAGAAAATCTGACGGCTGCATCGGTTTCTCAATCGCCATATCTCTTACCTCTGCTGGAACGACATGAACTGCGGGGGCGGTTGGAACTGCTGGCCCGCTCCGTTGGGCACGTTCTGTTGGCCGGATAAACTGGAAATTCCCGTACCCTTGCCTGACAGCCCCCCGCCTTTGCTGCTGCCCAGACTCGCCTCCAGATCACGGATCGTCATGTTCTCGAGCCCTATCTGGGCTTGCCTCCGGGTGGCGGCCTGCGCCGCAGACAGGGCGTCGAGGTTTGGGGTGTTTATGTTGACCTGCATGCCTGCGGGCGGAGCCTGCGGGGTCGCCATCAGTTCTTGGGACGGCTGCACCCTGTTCAAGAGCTGCGACCCGTACATCTGCTGGGCGCTGGGGAGCAGCTGCGCCAGCCCTTGCGGCATGCCCTGCGGGGGAGCGCCCCCGCCCGATGAAAACTCCATGGCTTACCCCTTCGGCGTGTGTGTTGGCCGCACTATAGCAGCAAAGTGGCCTTGAGCGGAAGTCACTTGCTGGGCTCCTCTTCCGGGGTGGTGACCGCGTACACCCGTTCGAAGTTCTTGATGCTGGCGTTGAGCATGTTGATCTCGGCTTTCACGAAGTGCGGGAGCTTGCGATGCGGCGTGTTCGCCCCGCTCTGGAGGAGCCTCCGTCGCCGCTTCCACAGTTCTGTGTATTTCGCCTGCGTCTCAATAGTAGGCTGCACGTTTCGGGACATATTCGGCCTCGTCCTCTTCCTCGTCTGTGGGCAGGCGGATGAACCCGCCCTGTCGGAACCTCGTGAGCGCCATTACTGCGGTGTCCGCGAGGTCGTCGTGGGCGCCAACCGGGAAACTCGCGATCTCCTCTACCAGCTCCTCGGCCCAACGGGTCGTCGGCACCCAGACGATGCCCGCCTTCACGATATCGGCCACGGCCTGCATGCGCGCGAACTTGTTACCTGTCCCGCGGTGGGGGGTAAACTCCTGCAGCATCATGCCTGTGCGCCTCAGTTCTTGAAACAGTGCCACCCCGGAGCTCTTTTTCTCCACGATGAACGCATCGGGCTCCCATCTGTCGTACATCTCCTTGGCAAGGACCCTGAGTTCGGGGTATTCGACCCGGCGCCGCACCGCATCGAGCAGGATCAGGTTGTTTGTGCGGTCTTCCTCGCGGAAAAACACGCCCCACGTGGTGATCGCGGTGTAGTCGGCCTGCTCTTTCTGCTCCGCAGCAGCATCGAGTGCCATGATGACGTAGTCCGCCTCTGGAGGCTCGGTTTCTGTCCATATCCGCCACCAATCCCGCTTTATGAGCGCGGAACCTTCTGCTGTCGGGTCCTGCTGGTACTGGGCGTTCCACTGGAACGTGGGCATCGAAGCCTGCGTGCGGCGCAAGGCTGCCAGATCGAAGAACGCGGGCCACAACGCCCTCTCCTTGGTCGTCCCATCAGGCTGCTTGATCTCCATGATGGCTGGAAACTCGACCACCTCGTACTGATCGGCGTCTTCGTTCTGGGTCATGTCCTGCACGACTCGGCCTGTGAGGTCTTGGAGGTGCCAGCGAGTATTATGGCTCACCAGCCCGTTCGCTATAAAATTCTCCGTGCGGTTTATCTGGACATCGAACACTTCTTCCCGCCCGGCAGGGGTGATCGACTCAATCTGATCTTCGGTGAAGTCGCAGATACTCGGCGACAGCAAGGGCGGTCTCTGCAGTTTTTGCATACCCGACGGCGAGATTGCAGTCGTTGCAGAGCAGGGCTCTGACATACCCTCCCTCGTGGCAGTGATCGACGCACAGTTTGTTGTTCCAGTGCGCCCGGGTGTTGTGCTTGCTGGGGGGTTGCTTGCAGATAGCACACTTGCCCTCTTGGGCGACCAGCATCCTGTCGTGCTCCTCCATACTAAGCCCGTACCGGTGTTTAAGATGTATCCTGCGCCTGTCTTCGGGGCTCTGACTCCTCTTTCCAGATGCCCACAGGCTTTTGTTATAGTGGCTTGTGCAAAACCCTTTAGCTTTCGCAGGGGCATCACAGCCTTCGACAGAGCAGCTCTGGCCCACGTGCTTCCCCCAGTGACCCACACCGCGCCGGGGCGCGTCGGGGTTCTTCCGGTGGTAGCAGTCGGAGGACTGGTGAGCCCCGCACTTGCTCCGCTTGGTTGTCGCGCGAGACGGACGGCTGCATCCTTCAACGATACAACGGAATCTCCCGTCCTCAAGTCTTTCAGACGTGTCCATGTAGTCTCTCCTGTTTGTGTGCGGACCAAGAACGGATGTCGTTCGTTCGCCCTCACAACAATACCAGAAGTCATCTTGATTGCATATATGCAATCTATACCATTTGACCGATGGTTCACCACCTTCTCATAGCCTAGGCGCCCGTCGTCATATGTCGCAACGATGTCTCCGACGTGGATATCCCGCAGGGGCTTCTCGCGCCCATCCTGCATGAGGACTGGGGTGTCGCCCGTCATGCACTGGACCAAAGCCACGCAGCCCCCGGGCATGAGGCGCGTCCGCGCGCCGAAGGTAAACCACTGATATGCCTTGTCAAACACCTCGAAATTGCCCGCCAGCACGTCTTGTTCGGAGTTGTGGGTGACTACATACC